AGTGACTGGTGTTCTGACGTGTGCTCTTCCGTTCTATTGTTAAGAGTAAAAACGATTGACTCCTATATTTATGTAGCGGGAATTCAGCTGGGGCTTGTTGATACTGGTTGTTGGGCACCGCAAGGGTCCTGCAGTTAGTTTGATATTAGCACCAGTGCACTTTGCCGTTGCGTAGGCCAGCATCAGTTTGTTTCGTGGGATATGGCAGGTGGTAGTGGGTGAACTTCGGTTTGCTTTGCTGCTTGACGTACCATGGGATAGACTGAGGAATCAAATGCGCGCTTTAGCGGGACGCCTAGTCAATTGTTGTCTTGTGTCGGGTCGTACTACTTTGCAGTACCTCTGATGCAGGGTCTCAGTTGGTTGGAACGCACCAGTGCATTAAAGATGTTGGCGAAATGGTATCAACCGCGAAGCAATGCGTAATGGCTATGTCGGCACTATCGCTGGCATCGACATTTTCGAGTCTGCTAACGTGACTATCGACGGTTCAGGCGATGCTAAAGGCGCGATTTTCGCTCCTGAAGCCTTGGCTTTGGCAATGAAGCGTGACTTCAACATCGAGCCACAGCGTGACGCATCTAACCGCGCATGGGAATTGAACGCTACCGCCATCTACGGTGTCGGTGAGTTGGACGATTCTTATGGCGTTGAGATGTACTTTGACGCTGGTCTGTAAGTAAAAGAAAGCCCCTGCATCATAGTGGTGTGGGGGCGTCTTTTAACTGAGGATTAACAAATGGCGTTCAGCACAGATTCAGACTTGCAAGCAATCGTTCCAGATATTCTGGACTTTGGTATTGCCTCATTCGCTAGTGAACACGCATTGGCTCAAGCCGATATTGAGCGTGTTATTCGGTCTAAGTGGTATCCAAAATTGCAGTTGGCGTCTGAGATGGACGCTACCCTGCTAACAGATTCTCAATGGACTAAAACAGCGTCTTATCTGGTGCTGTGGAAGTACGCTTTGCCTAAACTCACGAACTGGGTTGATGGCGACCGTTTCCAAAACATGATTGAGTTTTACAAAAGCCGATATTCGGAGGAACTTGAGAGCGTTTTGCAGGATGGCGTTGAGTACGATGCCAACAATGACTCAGTGATTACCGACGAGGAAAAGCGCCCGATTAACCACGGACGCCTATACCGATGAACATAAACATGGTTTTTGACTCCAAGAAGTTGGAGCGAGAACTGTCAAAGATGCAGAAGTCGATGCCGCAGGCTGTTGACCGAGCATTGATTCAAACAGCTCAGTTCGGTACAAATGTGATTTTGGACAGGACAGCTAAAGGCGTTGGTTACTCTGGTCAATTTAAGTCATATACACCTGAATACTTTAAGCGTAAAGGTCAGGGTTGGGCTTCTACTGGCAAGACAAGAGGGTTCGGTGGCGCACCAGCCAGCCCCGTGAACCTGAGTTTACGAGGCGAGATGCTTGGTGCAATGGCTAGTGCAAAAGTTAAGTCTGGCGTTGCCAAGATTTACTTTACACGGTCAACAGAGGCGAAAAAGGCAGCGTTTAACAATAAGACCAGACCGTTCTTTGGTTTTAACGCGCTTGAGCAGGATAGATTGCGGAAGTTCTTTTTTAAGCGAATTAAAGTATGAGTAAACGAGAATCAATTGCCGCAAACATAGTGACCACACTGAGGGCTATGACTACGCCTGTGCAAGCCAAGTACGTCACCCGTGAGCCTTTTGATTTTGAGAAGCTATCAAACGCACAATTCCCTGCTATTCTGGTTCAGTCCTCCACAGAGACACGCGAGGATGCAACCATTGGCGGCTCAGACATATTACGCGAGGGCAGCATTGATTACCAAATGATTGGTTACGTCAAGGCTACCTCATTGGACACCGCACGCAACCAGTTGGTTGAGGCGATGGAGAACGCGCTAGACGTAGACCGAACTCGCGGGGGCTATGCGCTTGACACTCAAATCATTTCGGTTGAGACTGATGAAGGCTCAATTGACCCGATTGGAGGGGTTATCGTAACCGCAAGAGTTCAGTATAATTTCACCCGTGGGACTGTATAAGTCCCGATAACCGAAAGGCAAAATCATGGCTACACATAAAGGCTCAGAAGGAACCGTCAAGGTAGGCGCTAACGCTGTCGCCGAAGTCCGTTCATTCTCAATCAGTTCAACCGCTGACACCATCGAAGACACCACGATGGGCGATGCCGCCCGTACATACAAACCCAGCCTGACTTCATGGAGTGGCTCTGTTGAAGTGTACTGGGACGAAACAGACACCGATGGTCAAGCCGCTATGACTGTCGGCTCAGAGATTACTTTTGGTGCTTATCCAGAAGGCTCAACCTCTGGCGACACATACCTGAGTGGCTCTGCAATCGTTACTGGTCTGACTGTTAACTCATCATTTGATGGCATGGTCGAAGCATCAATTTCGATTCAAGGTAACGGTGCATTGACTACTGGTACGGTCGCCTAATGTCATTAGGACAACGTATCGCCGCCAAGCGGCAAAGCAATCGCAGTATGATTGAAGTGGCTGAGTGGGGTGATGATGCTCCACTAGCCATTTACACAGGCTCATTGACTTGTTTTGATGTTGACAAGCTGCAACGCAAGCATAAAGACTTTATGAGCAATCCTACTGTGGCGGCAATGGTTGATTTGCTGATTATGAAGGCAGAAGACAAGGATGGCGAAAAGCTGTTCACGTTGGAAGACAAGCCTTTTTTGATGCGCGAACCTGTAACGCTTATCTCTGCGATTGCGGGGCAAATGTTCTCAACCGTTGAGTCGGTGGAGCAACTGGGAAACGACTGAAGGCAGACGGCTTGCGGCTCAACTTGATTGCGCTTGCAGACCGTTTGCACAAGACGATTGAGGAGATTGAGCAAATCTCTGTGACCGAGTTGCACGAATGGATTGCCTATTTTGAACTGAAAGAGGAAAAACATGGCGGTCAATGACGTAAACATTCGGCTAAGAGCAAAAGACGAAACCGCTGGTGCTTTTAATAGCGTTAAAGGCTCCCTAGGTGGTTTAAAAAACGCAGTCTTCAGCGTTCAAGGCGCAATTGCTGGTATCGTTGGCGGCGCTGTGGTTGGCAACATTGTCCAAGCAAACCGTTCATTCCAAAGTTTACAAGCCAGCCTGATTACGTTCACAGGCTCCGCTGAAGAAGCCGCAAAGCAATTTGATGTTTTGCAAAACTTTGCAGCCACTACACC